AAAACTCTACATTGTTGTTTAGTTTATTACTAAGTGTTGCCTCATTCATAAGCATTGCTGTTGCAAAAGCTGTTTGTGTTCCATATATTTCTTTAATTCTTCCTCTTAATTTGCTAAAGTCAAATATTATTTCTTCCTCTTGCATTTTCTTCGCCTCCTTTTTCAGTTTTCTGAACTACGATTATAATATCATTTACTTTTTTTATTGTCAATACTTTTTTATAAAAAAATTCAATTTTCTTAATTTTTTTTATAATTTTTATTGCTTTTTTCATAAAAATGAACTATAATACGCTTATGGAGGTTATTATGAAAGAAGATTTTAGTATT